GGTCACTCGGATCGTGAAGCTGACAAAGTCACCAATGCGCTCGAAAGTGCCGGTATAGGTTGGGGTGCCAACAACCGCTATGCCGGCAACAGTTGGCGTCCAAGTGTTCTTGGTGACGTAGGAGTCAGGCAACGTGGTGCCGCTGGGTGAGACGTTGAAGAGCTGGATGTGGCGGGTGTTGGTGCCGGCGTCGGTGATGGTGCCAGCACCGTTAAGGTTGTACGCCAACGAGTTGGTAACCGTGTTCTTGACGCCGGCTTCAATTTTCAAAGTATCAATGCTGCCGCCAAAAAACGCCGTACTGTTGCCGCCATATATCCACACCAGTGGGCTGTGCAACGTGGCATACCCCGTTCCAGAATCAGCAAAGATGTTTACAAAAGTGTTTCTTATGCCGGCGCACTTAACGTGAAAAGTTGTTGCATCCCCGCCAATACCATTGGCTTCAAGAAACATGTTGGTGAACGTGTTGCCAGAGTTGTTAGGTCCAATCAAAATGCCGCCGTAGCCGGTAACGGTTCCGCAACCTTCAACCGTGCCGCCGATAAACGTGTTTGACGCGGTTTCATCCAGCACCAACCCGTTGCCGCTGGTGCCTTCAACAATAAGGTTGACAAAAGTGCAATCGGCGCATTGCTCATTGGCGTTGCGCAAGCCAAGACCCACACCAATCACAGACGGGGTGATGATGCCGGGTTCGTTGCCTGAATAGCAGAAATCGTAAAACGAATTGGACACCATGAAGTTGCACAACATGGCGTAGGCGGGGAAATTGATAGGCCGCAGCCGATTGAACTGGCTGTGCGTGATGCCTCGGATGAAGACGCCGATGGTCGCGGCGCCGGTGCAATTGATCGTCAAGTTGTCGATGACGATGTTCTGCACGACAACGCCTGCGGTTGTTCCCGCATCAACAATTAGCCCTGGCCCAGCGCCAGTGATGTTGAGCACAACTTTCCCGATGCCTTGGATGCGAGCGCCAAGCGTGGCGAAGTTGGGCAGGCCGGTGACGTTGTAGGTTCCTGCTGGGATGGTCAGTTGCTTTGAAACATTCCAGGCATTGACAAAAGCGGTGGCGTTGGCCGTTGCGTTGTTGCTGGGGGAGAACCCAAAGTCGGCAACGCTGTAGGAGTCGCTCAACTTGCTCTGGACCGTGCGCGTGGTGCCTGGGCCGGTTTGCGTGAAGCCAACCAAGGTTGAGCCTGTGCTGCCGGCCAGCAGTGCCTCAAACGCAAGAAGATCGTTGATGGCTTCTTGCGCGTTGATGTTGTCGACGGTCCAGATGGGGACCGCAGGCGCGTCAGCAGACGCCAACACGAACTTGTACGATGCGCCGTTCAACCACACACCATTGGGCGCCTCACCTCGGGCGTCGAGCACAATGTCCACCGGGTTCTGCGTGGTGCCGCTAGCGTCGGTGTAGGTCGCCAAGGGGGTGGTGGTGCCTGCCGCGTAGGTGTACAGGTGCCCACCAACCAGCGGGATGCCGCCAGCGGTGAAGAACTGCAACTTTGGAGGGGGAGAAAGAGTTGCGCTCATGGGTTATACCTGTTGAAGAGTTGCGATCACAGACGCAGTAGATGGACGGGTTGGCGAAGCGCCCGCTGCAATCGTTGCAAGGCTCAAGGCCGTGCTGCCGCCGCCCCACACCAACTCCAAATAATCGTTGGCGTTGAGATTGAGCATATAGTTCCACGCCGCAATCGTGTGCCCATCAAGACCAGCGTGCTTGTTGGGGACTGAAACAAGGCCGTTAGAGCCAACCACATCAGTCCCGTTTATTCTGATCCAAATGTAAGCATCTTCCAATGCTGCGCTGGTGGATTTGAATTGCCCTGACCACTGAAAATTGTAGGTGCCCGCATTCGCAACGGTCATTCTAGAGCTGCTAACCACCGACACACCGTGGCCACCTATGTCGGTGGTGTTGAGCGTCATCACCTGGCCGGTTACGGTGCTTGCAAGCGGTTGGCTGGTGTAGTCCGCAAACGCCCCGTAAAACCGTTCTGAGGCTATGGTGATTGAGGCGTGGCCATTGGTGATGGCGATCCCGTTACCGGCGGTCAGCGTGGCCTTGCCAAGCGTGTTGCCGGTGGTGTTGCCAATCAGCAGTTGCCCATCGGTGTAGCTGCTTTGCCCGGTGCCGCCGCTTACGACGTTGAGCAGGCCGGAGAGCGTGACGTTGCCGGTAGTTGGCGCGGCCGGGGTCAGGCCGGTGACACCGCCAGACCAAGACAGAACGCCCGTGTTGGCAAGCGTGATGCTGCCAGCGGCGTTGGTCACCCCGATGCCAGTGCCTGGCGTCAGTGTGTTGAGTGTGTACCCGACAGCGTTGCCAATGAGCAGTTGGCCATTTGTCGGTATGGCCGACAAGCCCGTGCCGCCGTTGACTGGCTGGATGGTGTTCTGGTTTTCCCCAACAATTGCGTACAGCCCGTTGAAGAACCGAAACCACTGCGTTGACACCAGCCCGGTGCGCTCATCAACGAGAGGCACACGCGGCGCCGGGACTTGGGTGAGATTAAGCATTGGTCGGGGTGATGAACAACTCAGCGCCCATGATGGCGATCTTCACCGGGTCAGTGCCCGACACCTCATAGACCCGGTCTCGGAGCTTCTCGGTCATGCCCAGCCGGCGCCAGATGGTGCGGTAACCGTACTGACCAATAGCGCCCATCGAGCGCCAGTGCTCGTTCGACCAGGTGTGGCCACCATCGTCTGACCAGCGCAGCATGGCTTGCGGGTTGACGCCTTGCACCGTAGCTACAGACACGAGGATGTCCTCGTCCGACTCGGTCAGCAGTTCGCTGCTGCTCTCGGTCAGCAATGCTTCTAGCGGCGCGGAAGGGTCAATTCCGTTCAACCCAACGCCAGACTCGGCGTCGAGTTGCAGCGAGTGGTGCGCTGTGCGTTTCAGGTTGTTCTGGCCGGTCGGCAGCGCCCGCCATGACCGCAGCCATTTTTGAATCTGGCCGTTGTCAGCGTAGACATCCAGATCAAATGCGTAGATGTTGCCGTTCTCAAAGTCGCCAACGATGATCGTGCCGCCGAAGTTGCACTGGCAGTTTGACCTGTGCCGATACTGGTTCTCATCGCCGCTGGCGCGTTCGTGCCAGGCTTGCACCGATACATCGTAGACCCAGGTCTTGCTGGCAGACGGGAAGTTCAGAACATAGAAGGCGTGGCCCTCTTGCTGGTAGGTGTAGGCTACCGCGTCCGAGATGTTGCCGTACTGGGCAATGGCGTACTCGATGGCGTGGGTCGAGACCCTGACACCGCTGTAGCCGTTGTTCTTGTAGACGATGCCCTGGCCGCGAGCGTCGGTGCCCAACCAGAACAGCGCATTGTCGAGCTTGGCAACCGAGTAGGGCGCTACGCAGCCGATCTCGTTGAACGCGCCTTGGATGGGCGTCAATGGGAAATTTGCCAGACCGGCGTTGTACCAGACCTCGACCGAGTCAGTACCAAACACCCACAGTTGGCGATGGTCCGCGTTGACCGCCACCACACCATCAGGCGAGCCATCGGCGCTGGAGAGGTCTAGGGCGTTGAAAACCAGCGGGTAAATGTACGCCGCTGACACCGGGTCAACTGTGTCAACGCTCCAAAGCCTCTGGCTATTCGGTTCGTTGAAAACGAACAGATTGTCGATGTACGCGACAGTGACAGCGCCGGGGAAGTTGGGGTCCGTGATTGCGTTGAACTCACCCGTTGGCTCGTAGTAGGTGTAGCTTGGGCCGTTGCAAGCGAAGAATATGACGGCGCCGTTGTCCGCGATGGACACCGGGCCTGTGCCCGACACATAGCCGATCAGTTCAGGCGTTGCCGTGGTGCTGGTGAGCCTGAAGACTTGGATGCCCGAGACGACATAGAAGTCCGACCCGTTGGTCTGGTGCGCCCACAAGGCTCGGATAGGCCCAGTGCCGACCGTCTGGAGAAACTGCAATCCTGGGGCGCGGTTCAGGAACCCGGCTTCCTTGCCGCCATCAGGGATGGCTTCGGGGAACAGGTTGACGAGCCTGTTGTCCGCAGCGTTGATGCTGCGGGCGACGTATGACTGGCCCAGAATGGGGGTTTTCACGCTTGCAATCCAACAAGATTGGGGGTAAACTTATGGTTCATCACAACTGGAGGTTTACCGTGGAAGATTGGAAAGCAGTGCTTGGCTACGAAGGATTGTACGAAATCAGCAACTTGGGCAACGTGCGGCGCATTGCGCGAGGCAAAAAGTTTACCGCCGAGCAGGTCAAGCAGGCGAAACAGATGCTGGAGGAAAAGGCCTCGCTCAAGACGGTGGCGGCGTTTCTTGGCACCAGCATCACAACGGTGTTCTCCATCAAGCACGGGAACACTTGGGTAGGGGACGCCGAATCGAGGCCCGTCAAGACCAAGATTGGGTCTGACTTTTACATCTACTTTACGCCCAGTAAGGAAGGAAAGTACGTCCATAGACCCATTCACAGGTGCATCTGGGAAGCGTTCAAAGGCCCAATTCCAGGCCGCTTGGAAGTCAATCACAAGAACTTGAACCGCCAAGACAACAGGTTGGAAAATCTTGAGCTGTTGACGCACCGTGAAAATTGTCAACATGCGCAAGCAATATACGCAGAAAAGCGCAAGCATCTGGCTAAAGGCGAACGTGCCGGCCCTAAGAGCGGGTACGTTAGAATTTAACATCTTTAGTAGTTCCCTGCGAATATATTGTAGCGTTGCCGAGTGCCCACGATGCTGTACGGCAGCGACATGATGTCATCCGGGTTGTTGATCCGCTTCAGGTTGCGCTTGGATGTCATGGCGATCCGCGAGACTTGCGGCGATGGCTCGACACCAAACTCAGCAGAGATCTCGCAAGCTAGGTTGTACCGGAACGCCCGCAAGTAGCCTGGCGGGAAAGCCAACACTGTCGCCAACGTGGCCGGTTGAGCCAACTGCGCGGCAGCAATAAAGTGCCATTCCAGCACCTTCGTCGGCACCGGGTAGATGTGCATGTCGACGTTGGGGTAGTTTGTGTTTATCCACAGCACCTGCGGATAAGTACTGGTCACAGTCTTGACAGCGATGCCGTCGTACTGTTGCTGGTTGATGATCTTGATGCCAAACGAGATGCCGTTGGCCGGGTCAACGAAGTACGTCGCGTCGTCCAGCAGCACCGGGCGGTCGCCGACGAAGTCACCAGTAGGGCCAAGCGTGCGGCTAATGGCGCCGGGGGGCCACAGGAAGACTTGCTCTTGCGTTGTGAACGTCGAGAGCTTTTCAGCACCCCATGAATCGATCATCTGATTCAGGGCGGTGAGCGAGTCCTGGGACGTAGCAGCGGAAGGCGTCTCACCCTCGGCAAGTTGGCCGATCAGGCGCAGCGCCCCGTTGATCTGGTCCCCGGCAGTGGTGGTCATTCAGACTCCTTGCGACGGCGCCTCAGTTCATTCACTGGTGCCTGCTCGCCCGGAGTATACCGTACCCAGCCGTTCTTTTCGTCTTGCTCAGCCTCAAGGTCCGCGATTGCGACCTTGGTGCCGTGTACAGGGTGCTTCAGATAGATTACCACAGATCGCCCCTAGAATTTGTGCCCCCTACGCCTTGTGAGCGTAGAGGGCTTTGCTTTACGCGACGCGGTACACCGTGTAGGCAGCGTCACCAGTCTTGCGGAACAAGAACTGCGCTGCGCCGCCAACACCAGCAGCACTGCCAGTGATGGCAACAACCAAGTTGCCAACCGCAGTGATGCCGGTGCCCACAACCATTGTGATCAACCCGGTCGAAGTGCCCAAGTTGATGACCGTCAAGTCAAACGTGCTGTTGACTTTTGAGTTGTTGAACACCGCGTCAATTGCGGCAGCAGTCGGAAACGTGTACGACGCCGCCGTGGTAGACGGATTGCCCACCAAAATACCACCAGTGGTTTGTGCAACGGTCAGAGTCGCCGTAGCAGTCGCCGTTCCGGGCGCTGCTTGAACGCCCATGATGATTTCGTTGGTGTTGCCGTCGGTGAATTGGTATCCACCACCTGAGTTAGGGAGAGCCATGATAATTTCCTTTAGATGTTGCCGTCAGTGATCGTGCTATCAGGCCGCGCCACCAGGATCAGATAGACCTGGGCCGCAGTCGGGGTGATAGCCGACGCTGTGGTGTTTAGAAACGTGATTGCGAGAGTGTTCGCCGCAGAGACTCTGCAACCCACAATGCCCAACCCCGCTTGCGTGGTAGGCTTGTTGCAGGACACAAAATCCCCGGGGAGAAGACCGTTAACCGTGAACGTCTGTTCTGCTGTAGTGGCCGCAGAGCCACCCACAGCAGCAGGCGACAAGGTTACGCTAATGACGGACTGTTTTACCAGATTGCCAGTAACGTAACTCATGTTCAACCCCAGAGGCGCACGGCCATCGGTGCGCGAATGACACTGTAGCCGTACAGAACGTCGATACGACAAGGCATACGATCATTGTTGATGTCGTACTGACGAACAATACGCATCGAAATGCCGTTGTGAACCTGGCGCGAAGCCATGTCCACACCCTGCGGCAGCAAGAGGTCAGCCGTAGCAAACGTGATCGCATTCTTCTGGTAGATCAGATTCTGCGGGTAGCCCGTGGAGGCCGCGCCGACAAAAGTGACCGCTGCGTTGTTTGCAGGGAAAGCGTCAATGGTCGCCAAAGCATTGCTGGAGGTGTACATCGCAGGAGAAATTGCAATGTTAGTCCAAGCGCCGCTTGAAGCCGTGCTAGCCGCCGTCACAACAAATTGCTGCAAGCTGCCGGTCGACTGGCGGGTCTGCGGGTTGACGCTGTAGACGCCGGCAACAGTGAACACATCGCCGACAGTGACCGTGGCTGAACCGGTGCCGCCGTCAATGCTCAAAGTGCTTTGACCTTGGGTAGTGATAGCGGTTGGTTCGTTCACCAAGATAGTGTCCGAGGTCGAGCGGGTGCCCGTGGTGTGGTTCACAATCGACTGCGACATGTTGACTTCGTCGTAGCCCAGAACGCCAGTGCCCATCATGCCTGCGGTGAACTGCCGGCTAATAGTAGACGTTGGGTTGAAAAAGCCCTTCATGCCTTCGACCAAGTTTGCATTGGCGGCGGGGTTCACCGTCGCGTAGCGGTCGTTCATCGGCGATGCGTACTCGTTCAGCTTCTGGTTGCCTTGCAGCAGAACCAGCGAGGTGGACGGCGTGGTGCCAGGTGTGCCCACAGACGAATAGATCGACTTGTAGGCGTTGGCGACATCGTTGTCGATGCTGGAGGCCAACTGCGAAATACGGGGTTTGAGAACCCGTTCCGCAAAGTCGTCCAACTGCATGGTCAGTTCAGCAGAGGTGAAGTTGACACCGATGTGCTTCTGGCTTGCGACCGTCAGCGTGGTGTACTGCTCGTTGTCGTCCTGAACTTGCAGGGCGGCGCCATCGGTCACCAGAGCACGGTCGGGCAGACGAATGCGCAGGGTGGAGCCGATCTTTGCACCTTCAACGGCGAACGAGTCGTCGTATTGGCGGTTGACGTTGCGGGTGAGCACCAGGTTGTTCTCTAGGCCATGTGTTCGCTCAAGGTCGTTAGGCTTGAACCGCCCTTTCGGGCTGCTGCATGTCACCATGCAGAGCAGACTATCTCTTCACCCTATTGCTAGGGGTTGTGCGCTTCCAGCCACTTGGCTGTACTCCCTTTCGGGATAGTCGTTACACCTTCCGCTGATGAGGGCAAACGCCGCCGTTTTTGTGCTTGCCAATTTGACAGTTCATGCACAGAACTTGGAACCCCTCAGGGAACTTGTTCTTGATGAGCCACAGATAAAAGCCTGTTCCGCTACCGGAGTACAACTTGGCTTTTCTCATGTCGGCCCCGTCATTGTGCACGTGGTCTATTGACAAGAACATCTTCTCAGCTTCACCGCAACAGTTGCATTTGTAGCCGCCGTAGGCGCCATACACTGCTTCTCGTTGCTTGTCCTGATTGCGCTTGGTCTTTTCAGCTTCAGCAAGCCGCATAGCGGCTACTTCTTCTGGCGTTCCATTTGCAATCTTTCGGTTGCGCCATTCGCGAGAGTGCTCCCGAGACTTCTCTCGGTTGTTGGCTCGCCAATCGCGCATTCGCTGATTGAAGACTTCCCGGTTACGTTCACGGTACCTAGCAGCCGCTTCACGGTTCTTAGTCCGCGTTGCTTCGTCAGGTTCCGTATTACCTTCTTCTTTGGCTTGGCTCGGTATTTTCATGTAATCATTCTACATGACGTCCACCGAATTCACACAATTTTTTTCTTGACGTTGCCGTCAGGGGAGACCGATTAGTTAATCTCCAGAGCTTTCCGGGTGATCATGTCGATGGTAAGGATCGAATTGGACATGACCTAACATTCCTTTCAGGGTTAAAAACTAGCGGAGGCGGGCTTCCATCTTCTTCACCTGTCGAGCGCGGTCGGCTGCGATCCATTCTGAAGTGCTCATCGACTTGATGGAGCGTGGATCAGTTGTATCGTAGGTCGATGCGCCCTTGCTGCTGGCCGTGACAGGCGTAAAAGGCGGGGGAGCACTAGAAGTCTTTTTGACCATCGGTTCTGAGGCCAGTTTGGCCTCAATACGTCCGATCTCTTTGGCTTGCACATAAGGCGCCAAGCGGGAAATACGATCTGCTTCTTTCGGGTTGGCACCGAGGTAGTAGGCTACATCAGGGCCAATATCCGACGATTGGATCGTCTGTGCCATCACGGTCGTGATTTTGAGGCTTGGATTGTACGCGACCTGTTCAAAGTCATCGTATTTGTTCCGTGCCTCTTCTTCCCTGTCGTGATAAGCACCGAGAACTTCTGTCTGCTGGCGCTGCACATCCCGTTCGTAGAGTAGCTGCTCGGCCTTCTTCAACGCCAATGCATCGGCGTAGGATTCAGTCGAGTCAAATTGCTCTGGTCGTGGATCAGCAGCGACGACAGGGGCAGCAACTACCCGCTCTCGTTCCCACTTTCGTTGCTCGCGTGCGAGCCTCTTAAATATCGCGGCATCGAGTTCTTCTTGCGAAAAAGTCTTTACCTCACCCGGCTGTGCTTCTACAGGTTCAGGTGCCGCCGTGGCTTCCTGTTCCGGCGCGGGTACTTCCGCTAGTACTTCTTCAGACATTGTGTGAATCCTTCGATTCCCTGGTGAGCCGCACCAGTACGGTTACCTTGCGTTTGCGTACTTCAGCGGATTTTCCGCGAAGGCTGCGTAGATATACGATGTGCCAGATGCGTTGTCGGCATTCAATACACTTCTTATTTTGAAACCGTTTGAGAGAATGTCTATCGGCCCACCGGTGTAATCTGCTTGGGAAGTATTTGAATACAACTGCAATGCAGACGCATTAGTTGGGTTTCTTGAGGTGTCATACATGACCCAATCATAACCCGCTGCACTGTATCCTTTGTAGAGAATAAACCGTGGCCTAAACCCAGTGTAGATAAACGGACCATCCGCACTACCATTGCCCGTGTATGACCCGAATGCGCTGTAACCTGCTACCGGTGCCCAGCAATATGCGACGTAAGTTTCAGCCGAAGCATTTACAGACGCATCCGTGCCAATGCTAAAAACTGCATTTGTTGGGGCTGTAGAGTTAAAAATAGTTGTTACTAATGACTGTGCAATTGTCTGGTTTAATGACAAATAGTACGCAGCACTGGTCAAACTTGAATGGTAAACAATCCAGTTTCTAATGCTTCTTGATTTAATAATGACCATCCCAGGCACAACACCCAATCCATGCCCCACCGTAGCATTAGCCCCTGTTCCCGTGTACGTCACAACAGAGAACCCAGCAGTGGTGTTAGCACTCACCGACGATGTGATAGACCCCGCAGTGTTGCTGACGCTCTGCGTTGACCCATTCCCCGTATACAGCGTAGCAGCCATCGCCACTCGTCCATCCGGTACTGCAAATGTAGTTGCCATGATTAGATGTTGAAAGTGTTGAGTGGGAGGAAACCGGTGGGGGCGGTGTAGGGACGTTGACCAAAATTGGCATATGCTAAAGTAATCTGGTTACCTTGGTCTGTCAGGTACGGGAAATATACCCCAGTAAGTCCGCTATATGCTTGGCCTTGGCTCACACCGTTTTTATAGTAAGTAAGTGTTCCAGCGTCCATATCCAATGCAACGCCAATAACATCATTAAGCCCCAAAAACGTTGCCCCGTATGAAACAACAACGTTGTTGTTTCTTTTTTGCCCGCTGTACGCCATGTAGATGTACGAACCCGCTGAATAGCCCGGCCCGTTGGTGCTATCTGCGTAAACGTTGTTGGTGATACCTACAGTCAAATCAGTAGTTGAGCCTTGAGTAATTTCCCAATAGAACTTACCAGATGACACGCCTATTGTGGCAATAACGTAGTTGTAGTACGTTGCTCCGGACTTTGTAAACGTCAGATTTCCGTCTTGTATGACTGCGGTTGATCCTACCTTTGCCAACGGATTCAACACAGCATAGTTTGCCACCGTAGCCGAGGTCAGTGTCGGCACATCAGTCAGTGAGTCGTATGTAGACCCGGCAGTGAGGCTGATGTTGTTGGGTGTCCAGTTGTTACCGTTGGGGCTGGAGTCCGCTACCAGGGTTGATGTGCTGGTGGTGTTTGTGAACGGCAAATAGAACCCATTGGTCCCGTATGTCCCGGCGTACTTGATGGGTAACCACTGGTTATATGTGCTGTATGCGCCAAAGGCTGTGGGGGCTAGGGCTTGACCGTCTACGAAGTTGATCTCGGCCATTTCGCCGTCGAAGTAAAAACCTGAACTAATGCCAGAATACCACCGTCCTAAGTTCATTACTGCGCCGCTAGGAATTGTAGTAG